GGTAACGTCTTACCTTTTTACTCTACAAATGATGTAGATAGATTTTGTAAGAGGATGAGGCTAAGAATTACAGGACACGGAAGCCAGGGACACCTGTTTTATATCAAGGCACAAAAAGAAGATAATACTTTATAAATAACTTAGACTGTATTGAACTTCCCTTTAGAAGAGGTAAACATCCGTGAGGTGTCGCTCCAATGGAGTTTTGTACGGTCTAAGTTATCTATAAGAGAAAGGAGCAAAGATGACAGAGGTTGATGAGTTGTTAGATATTGCAAAAGAAAACATAACGACAACTCAAATGAAACAAGAGTATAACACATTAATAAAAGCTATATACGAGTGTGCTGATGAGTTAAATTCAATTAAAGATTTAGAAAAGACTTGGATTGATACCAGGAATATGATTATCAACAAACTTTATTACGAACATAACGTAAGTATGATAAGGCTTGGTGAAATCTGTGGTATATCAAGACAAATGGTACATTACATTTGCAAAGGAAGGAAGGCATAATGGGATATAACATTGACGACTACGAAGTAGTAGAAGTTAGGTTAGAAAAGTTCTGGAAAGAAAATCCAGATGGAAAGATAAAGACAAAGCTTGTAGAAAGCAGCGAGAACGGACAAATGGTTATCTGTCACGCAGAAATCTATGAGCACAAGGATGATACTGAACCAAAGTCAACAGGTTTAGCACAAGAATATCAAGATGATAAAAGTTTTGCTAACAGAACATCTTGGATGGAAAACTGTGAGACATCAGCTATTGGTAGAGCATTAGCTAATTGGAAGTATCAAGGTAGTAACAAACCAAGACCAAGCAAGGAGGAAATGTCAAAGGTTTCAAAAGAACCGCCAACAAAAAAAGAGGAAGCACCCGAGAGTGGGAAGCAGACTTCTAAAATAACAGAGGGTGCATTAAAAAATCTTGTGTTGGCTTATTGTAATGATGACAAAGTCTTTGCGAAAGAGTCTTACAACACAACAATGAAACGTTTTACTATTACTAACAAAGTATCAGAAGACGTTACAACCTGGGATGAAGCAACAATCAATTTGTTTTTAGAAAAGATTGATGTGTATGTCAAAAAATTTAAAGGTGATTTTGAGACAATGGCTAACAACTCAGAGGTAATCAATAACACTATGAGCATATTAGACGCTCAGGAAATGGAGAAAGAAAAAGATATGGGAGAAATAAAAGAAGGTCCTTGGATGAACGAGCCAATTAGTGACGGACAAAAGAACTTTATTGAGAGCTTAATTACACAAGCTATTGATAGTAAGTTAGATGAGCTAGCAGCAGAAGCAAAACAATATCTTGCGGGTGGCGAAGCTACCAAAGGTAACGCAAGTCAAATGATTGATAAGTTGAAAGATGCGTTGTCGTAGCTGCAACATAGGTCAATATGATTTGTTTGGTGAGCCAACATTTATTATTAACGGGTTGTGTATGGATTGTAAGAACGTGATTGAGTATGACGCAAAGAGAAATTATACAGTACATCAATAAACTCTTTCCATTTATGGATGAGTTAACTGAGACTGAAGATATATTTGCTACATACGATTGTCAAAACAAAAACTACATAATTGAAATTAAATCAAGAGGTAAACATTACAACCCGTGGATGATAGAAAAGAAAAAGTATCTTAGCAATTTACAATTAGCAGAAGAGAACAACAAAGAGTTTATATATCTGACTGAGTATAGAACTAAGATTATGACCTGGAACATAACTAACTTAGTTAAAGTTAATTATGATTTTAAATGGCAATCAAAACCTATGCCAAGGACAACGGAGTTTGTTGACACAGATACGATTATGAAAGAGGTAGGTTACTTATATGAAAATTATGCGAAGAAGTATTAATGAGAGTCGGTAGTTTATTTAGTGGTATTGGAGGGTTAGAGTACGGACTTGAACGTTCTGGATTATCTACATCAACAGAGTGGATGATAGAAATGGATGAGTACTGTTGCTCTATATTAGAAAAGAACTTTGCTAATACTTTAATAATAAATAAACGTATTGAAGAGATAGACCCTTTGGATTTACCAAAGGTAGATATTATAACTGCAGGATTTCCCTGCCAACCTGTGTCTGTTGCAGGTACAAGAAAAGGAGTGATGGATGAAAGATGGTTATGGGATGAAGTATGGAGATTTATTGATGTACTACGACCAAGATACTTCCTCTTGGAAAATGTCCCAGGAATATTTACAGCAAACAAAGGGCAAGCCTTTGAAAGAGTTATCAAAGATATTGCCAAGAGCAGGAGCTATAGATTTGAATGGCAAGTTATATCAGCAAGAACAGTTGGTGCAGCACACCTTAGAAAAAGATTCTTCGGAGTTGGAACCTTGGGAGACACCGAACACAATGGATTACTTGAACCCACGAACAGGCAAGGCACTAGAGAACGCACTATACAGAGGCGACAAGGAGAAGAAGTCAAAGAGAAAGTCAACAGGAAATCTACGAGAGAATCCCAAGATAACTCAGTACTCAACACCGAGAGCAAGTCAAGCAACAAAGCCAATAAACAAACAAGCTCCGTCAGTCAAAGCAGGGAAGCACGGCTCAACATTAGAGATGGATATGGGAGAGAAGAATCCAGACTTGATAGGGAAGAGACTGAACTATGGATGGGTAGCACGGCTTATGGGTTTCCCAGATGGATGGCTAGATTAGGTTTAGTCAATGTGTGGACGGGTAATGTTAATAATTGGAGGACACCTACAACGGCTGATAGAAAAGAGGATGCTTTAAAACACGCAACTAAATTACTGCAAGGTAAAGATACAAGAGCATCAGGAGAATCAGTACAAATAACATTGGCTGACCAGGTTGCTATGGATGATATAAATAATAATCCTGAACTGTTTGATAAGTACAAAGACCACATAATGATGAAGCGTCCTAACTTACCTGAGCAGAAAACATTTGTAGATTATTTAAGAAGTGTTACTTCAATAAAAGAATTGTCTGACAATACAGATATAAAGCAATCTACAATAGAGCATTGGTTTAGATATGACACATCAGGATTTAGTTATCCAAACATAGAAGATTGGAATAAGATTAAACCTTTTTTAGTTGAACTAAAATATGACAAAGAAATGACAACACTTGAATCATTTGAATGGAAAAGTAATAAACATAAGTTTGGTACACCTCTTACAAGTTCTGAAAGACCATCTATAAAAAGAATTATTGAGGGTAACAATCCTAAAAAACAATTAAGCGAAGACCCAAAAGTTTATTTTGACAAGGACTACGATATGTGGGAAGTAGGTATGCCTAGGTCTATGGAAAACTACGAAGGTAGAAAAGAAAAACTTACAGCTCTAGGTAATGCTGTAGTTCCACAATGCGTAGAGCTTGTTGGAAGATTAATTAAAAGAGCAGATGAGTTAGGTACAATGGTATTTGACACAAACATAAAGGAGAAAGAATGAGCGATATATCGGTAAATGAAGCAGATTTAGTAGTTTTGTTACAAGAATTAGAGAACAGAGGTTTGTTTAAGACTGTAATAATTACCAACCCTGATGGTGTACAAGAGTTAAAAGCTATTGTACCTGTAACAAACATAACAATTAACGCACCACAAGAAGAAGAATAATTAAATTAACTTGTAATTATCCCATCCGTCCTTATCTATTGTAAAGGTAAGGACACCAGGCTTACTCCACATACCTGTTCTTGCAGTAAAATCTATACTTGCATCTATTGACGGACACTGAAACCAAGTTCTATTACCCTGCTGCATCATACGAGGGTGATGAAAGTGTCCTGTAATTAATATCTCTGCGTCACCTACAGGAAAGTCACCAAACATTTGACCTTGCCACCACTTCATTATCTTTCCTTCCGGACCTGTACCGCCTGAGTGCATATGACCGTGAGTAAAACCTACAGTTAAACTCTTTATCTTTAATGTATGATGGAATCCTTCCGGTATAGATACAGTTACTTTGTCATATCTAGGATTCTGATTCATAATTTCTTCACAGATCTCCAAGTGCATAGTGTCTGAGTTATCTAATCTTGATGTAACTACCTTACCTTTGCCACTTCTAGACATCTCACCGTGGTTAGCGGGTACTCCTGATAGTATAATTTTGTTAGCATAAGGTAAAAATGTATCAACAGTCTTCATAATTAGTCTTCTTGCTAGATGATATTGTTGAGATAGGTTTAAAGAAATATTATGTGCCTGAGAATCGTAAAATCCATAGCAACCTTCGGTCAAATCGCCCATAGATAACAAATAAATTTCGTCTATGGTACCTAGTGACCTAACCTCCTGCACTGCTCTATCAAGTGCCTTGTCGTATCTCTCAACGGTTTTCTTCTAACAATACCTTTGAACGCATAAAAGGTTTGTACATCACCACCTTTGAGCTGTACATTCCAGGAACTAGCCCTGACTTTACCTTCTATTTCATAGTATTCAGGGTCAAAACCCCACTCTAATAGTATTTGATCAAATTTAGATTTGTAGTTTGGGTCTGTGCCAACGTGAGTTATCTCACCAACACCAGCTTGCTCGTCAAAATCGTACCTAGGACCCCAACCACTCGGAAAATAGTTATTCCCGAAGTCTTTTTTCTTCTTTGCCATACGCAGCCCTTCCTGTTAATCACATTATACAGGTAACCTACGACTAAATCAGTTACTTAGTAATTTGTTTTTTAGCATATGTCTTGACAACTGCAAGTGCAGCACCGCCACCAGCTAATGCAGCTAGTTCTAGTGTATTTGCGTCAAGTGATACTAAAGGTGCAACGACTAAAGCTCCTAAAAATGCTTCTATGAAAGTCCATAGTGTTCTTTCTAGCATATCTTTAAGGTCTTCGCTCATTTTATACTCCCACGAATCGGACCAAGGTGTCCACCATACATCCTTTTTGAATGTACCATCTTGATTTCTTGCTCTGTTTTTTCTTTCAAACATTATATTATATTGTTACCATCAAGTTTAGCATTTAATATTTTGATTTCACCGCTTATCTCTTGTAACTTCTCATATACATCTGATTCTTCTGCAGGTTTATCAAGTAATTTATCAATAGTTGTGTATTCTATTGATACTTTCTTGCCTTGGAGTAGCTGATTAGCTACCTTTGCGTACATCTTTTTGTATGCAACTGTGCTTGATCCAATGAAACCATCTTTAGAACTATCTAAATCTTGTTGAGTTTCTCCTACAATCAAACAACCTGACGTATGCTCATCAGTGTTACCAGTGTGTATAAGTATGTAAGTAAAGTTAGGAACATCTTGTATATGCAACATACCGTAGTGTCCATTCTTATATCTCTCTGAATACTTTGCGTGAAAGCCACCTGTTTTTCTAAATTTAATATCGTATGTGCCTTCTGGTATGCAAGTTTCGTGCATAACTTTAACTGCTTGGTATTGGTCTTCTAATGTAAAGCACTCAAATAGACCATCAATTAATAAAATACCGTTGGTTGCATCAGTGCCGAACTGTGTTCTTACTACTGTTAGTTTCATATTTCCTCCTAATGACTTGGGT